GATGTACGGAAAATTTTTGATATATCCATGAAATGGGGGCCACCTAAGTTGCAAGGTCCAGATGGCCATTCTAAACATATTCCATGGGAAAGTGGAATGCAGAAATGGATAATTGATAAGCCTGGAGTTTCATTTGAATTGTTAAACGATGCTAAAGTAGATTATTTTAATACATTAAGGGACAAGTTACATGAGAATAGGATGTTTTGGATCCAAGATTTAAAAGTTCTAACTTGGGATCAAGCAGTGAACGGCATTCCTGGAAAGAGATTTATTGATGCTATAAATTTTACCAGTTCTATAGGTTTCCCTTTTAGGGGACCTAAAAAGAATTTTAGTGTTGATAAAGGGAGACATAGAGAATGGCAGAATTATAGATTGTTGGATCCAGAATTTATTGAGGAAGCAGAGAAGATTGAAAATTTGTTATTGGAACGTAAGAGGTATTATCCGTGGTATACATCCACATTAAAGGATGAACCAACGGACGTTACAAAAGAAAAAGTTCGGGTATTTCAAGCTTCTTCGACACCATTTCAATTAGTTGTTCGTAAGTATACGTTGCCTATTTGTAGGTTTTTACAAATGAACCCTTTGATATCGGAAAGCGCTGTGGGAATTGACCCTACTTCGATAGAGTGGCATGAGATGGTTATGCATTTGAAAGACATGCAGACTCCGCTTTACGATAGATGGTTTGCAGTTGATTATAAAGCATATGACACATCAATTTCTAGTCAACTTATATTAGCTGTCGGGTCTATTTTTTGTGATTTGGCAAAAGAAATAGGTTATCTAGATTCAGACATAATAATCTTGCAGTCTATATTTACGGAATTGGCTTTTAGTGTTGTAGATTTCAATGGTGATGTTTTGATTTTAGATGGAGCTAATCCATCTGGAAATCCGTTGACTGTTTTTATCAATGGCTTGGTCAATAGTTTATTGATGCGAATGTGTTTCTATAGTCTTTATCCATCTTATAAGTTTGGTAAACATGTTCGTTTGATGGATTATGGTGATGATTTGATAGGGTCAATTCGCAGTACAGTTCCTAAGTTTAATATGCAGAGTTTTGCAGAATTTGTATTAGAATTTGGGTTTACAGTTACTTCAGCCGATAAGACAACAGCATTGCAGAAGTACGTTTCTATTGAAAAAGTTGATTTTTTGAAACGGAA